GCACACAACGAAAAACTAATTAACTTAGCGGAAGTACAACAAGACTATGTAGCTAGCCAAGAGCTTTTCGCTAACCAAAAGACATTGAACTTTGAGAGGGATTTTATACTCAAGCAACAGGACATTAAAAATCAAGCTTTTACCCAGCAAAAGAGGTCATTACTACTACAGACTAAGGCAGTAGCCGAGGCTATGCAGGCCCAAAGAGATGCTGTAAAAGGGTTTTACGAGGATTTAAATGAGGATGCTTTGATAGGATTTATGGACAAAATAACTACATCGGTAGTAGGTGTGGAAGAGTCCAGAAGAAGGTCTTTGGTCAGGCAAGCAGCTGAAGAACTACAAGCGGCAATTGATAGGGAAGAGATAGCTGTAAAGAGTCTGGAAGCAGATAAACTAAGACATAAACTGCAAATGGAATCAGCAGAAGCAGCTAAGAAAAGCATACTAGAACCTTTAAAACCTCTTGGAGATACCTTAGAACATTTAATTAGTATAAAAGCTCTAAATTCAGATATAAACCACCTTACATCAGAGCAAGCAGATACTTTAGAGTTCCTGATTACGCAGTATTCAGAGGATTATGACGCTATGTTTAGCGGGGTGCAAGAGGATCTGGATTTGGCCAATAAAACTATGGGCGGTATAAAACAGCTACAGATAAATACTGAGAAGGACCTTAGAGAAGCTAGAACAGAGTCCCTTAGATTGAGCTTAGAACAACAACGGGTATACGCAGAAAAGATAGCTGAGCAGTGGGCTGGCATAGGCGAAGCTATAACAGGTAGCATTTCTGGGGCTACTCAGTCTATGATGACCGAGATAGCTACATTGATATACGATGATAGTGCAGACCAGAAACGTAAGGATTTAAATAAAGCTAGGAAAGCTGAGCTAAAGGCGTTTAAGGGTACTATGCAAGAGCGTATGGATATAGAGAAAAAGTACGCAGAGGAAAAGAAAGCACTAGATGAAGAAGAAGCTAATAGACTGCCTAACATACTTAAGGCTACTTTACGTAACTTAGCTATAGAAGCTACTGGGAAAGCGTTATTTGAGGGTGCTGCTGCCTTAGCAAGTCTTGCAATTAGAGACTTCGAGGGTGCTGCTTTACATGGTAAATCTGCGGCAGCTTATGGTATAGTAGCTGGTGTAATGGGTTCTGCTACACTACTAGCTGGTGGTCCTACAAATGCAGCCTCTGGTGGAGGTACTGTAGCTGGATCTTCTACTACATCCCCTACTGGCTTATCTCAAACAGGTGTAAATAGAGAAGAAGCTAAGTCTAACGAACCTGTCGTATTTAACATTAACTTTGCTGGTGCTAATATATACGATAGTAGGGAAGCAGCTTTACGTGCCTTAAGTAATGAAATATTTAGGGTAGGTCAGCAAAGTCAACGAGGTTCTCGATTTATACCAAGAGGTGTCTAAATGCCAAGAAACGAATATTCATCTAATTTTGCCTTAATGTCAGATTTTGACGCTAGGTATTTTAATGGTACCCTATACACTAGAAAAGACCATAGCAACGTAACTAAGTCTATAGCTTTAAATAGCAGCGGCTTAGCTGTGTTTGACGATGCTTTGTCGTTCTTAACTGGGCTAGGCAGGGCTAGTAATAATTCCTTAACCTACCTACTTGAGACAGATACACCAGCAGGAGTATGGTCTAGCGGTATAGATAGTAACGATAAGATATTTATAGAAGAAACAAGCGGTACTGTAGTTGGTTTCGATATAAATATAGACTCAGGTGACGGTACTAAATGGGGTATTGAGGATAATTACTGGGAATGGGTAGCAGGGCTGGCTACTAATAACCATGCACCTAATGACTGGCAGAGGGGTATATTCTACTTTGGTCAGTCTGTTTACTTCGCAGATAGGCTTGGCATGGGTACCCCTATAAATGCCTACTATCCCCAGTTAGAAGTACCTGCTTTACAAGATATACCAAGCATGTTTAAGGAAAGATCAGGCACTAATGTATATTGCTTACAGGCAGCAGAAGAGTCAGCCGTAGGTGTAGCTAATAGGGCAGGTGCAGCACAGTGGTTATTGGACGATAATGGCCATGTTATGCAAGTAGTTAACACCAACCCTACATACGGTAACCAGCATGCTAAGAATTTTACATGGTCTAACTATACCTTTAGGGATAGACTTGGCTATACTGGTAATGAAAACTGGGTTCAATTATCTGACCATACTTGGAAGTTAGTAGCAGACTTACCCTGCCCGGGCGTTCTTATACCCTCAAGACCTTTAACTGATAATCATAAGTCTTTTGATAGGGTGGTTGATTTTAAGCGTAAGATAGGCGGGGGGTACGTAACTAACTTCGTAGGTAACTACGTAAAGACTTCCATAGAATTTTATTTAGATGCTACTGCGGATATAAAAAATGAGTACAACCACTTTACACATGTATGTGGTGATTACTTTTATCTAGGTGCTAAGGTTTCTTTATACCAAGACTGGGGTGACTCTAGGCTATCTATAAGAAACGACCAAGTACGCACCACCTCCTACAATAGCTACTCAGCTAGCGTAACTAGCGAAGGTGATGGGTCTAATGGGGTAATACGTGGTTTCTTAACCCAAGTATCAAATGACTTAGCTTATCCTGGCTCAATTAGACGTAGAGTACCTGTTAAGATGGAGATAGAACATGCCTAATACTTTTACCCAACCTTTAGAAGGTAATGCTGCGTTTGTAAGTGCTGAAGAAGGATTTACTTCTGGTAGGGCTATACAAGAGTCTCCTCTATATTCTATGGTTGAACTTGACAATTATATCTTTGCAGCTAACTCTACTGGTACTGTTATAGCCCAGCACTTTGATAGGGGTGTAGCGTACTTAACTGGTACTTCTGAGGTAATAGTATGTAAATGGAGAATACCTAATATTAGCAATTTACATACGTCTATAAGAACTAATGTACTGGCTAGAGGTATAGGTAGTCCAACAGCCGCCTCAATTAGGTTTAGATTTGTAAGTGAGTTAGGCAACATAGTATTTAGTACTAGCCATACTCGTAATTCTGATACTTTTACTTATAGTACAGTAAGCACCACTATAACTTCGTCAGGGGGTAGCGAGTACTTTACAGTAGAAATGTACGCTACAGGACGTACAAGGCTAGACATTGCTGCCATATCCGTAGAATTACAGCCTAGAACATCGCCATTATCTAGCACTTCTTGCACTATGCGACTTGATAATGATGAAATCTACACACATACCCCAATAAGTACCGATACAATAACCGCCTATAATGCCTTGCCAACCTTTGTAGGGTACAGACTGCACGAAAACTTAACCGCACTACAGCGAAGACCTAGAAGTTTATTCCAATTTTCTGCATTAAATCTCATAAATTCAGGCTATATAGTAAACTACTACTACACTATGGCTGGCGGATGGTACCAAGACGAGTCAAAGAGTACGCAAAGAACCATAACTTTGTACGATGTTAATGCTTGGAAGTCCGCTAATATAGGCGTACCTATACCTTATGGGTTTGATCGTATGGGGTTTGTGTATGCCATACATTACTACGTATATTCAACTACCGCTAGCACTACTAGAGACTTTAAATTTAGGGTACTAGGCGTAGAGATTGATGTACCCTCTGGTACCGCTGTAGGGTGGTACTCTGTACGCACTACTATTGACTCTAATTTATTCCATTTAAATAGCGTTTTAGCTACCGATAACGTAACTATACCTTATTACCCAATTAACTTTACAGTGCTTACTGGCGGTAACTACAACGCTACGCCTATTCAAGCTTTATCTATCTGGGGGATTTAATATGCCTAACATAGCACCACCAATTATTACCCAAACAACTAGAGAACTACCACCTAAAGAACAGACTCTAACTGGGCTACCAGTGTTTGGTGGTTGGCTACAGCAAGTAGGATCTCAGCATAATCATTTAGCCTTTCATAGAGGGCTAAGATTTACTCAAAGTATGTGCGTTAGGTCTCATAAAAATACTTGGCTTACCAACAATTCAGTAGCTATAGACCCTAATACCCCATCTACAGCAGTCATAGATAATACAGAAACCTCATCTACAGCAGTAACTACCAACGCTTCAGTTAATTTTAAGATATACCATACTCCGCACCACGCTGCTAAGCACCTAGCTTTACGTATATCTTATAGAACTTCTTCGCCTGAGGACTTAGGTTGGTTAGTATCTGACAATGATCCTAGCGTATTTGACGGTACTATAGGCTTAGGGGTACAGCTAGAAAGTACTGGCGGTACTATCGTAGACCCAGGATTTAACACTATAAACAGTAATAATATAATTCAGCCAACTTGGTTTGAGCTGGCGGATGTAGGCCAGTACGGATCAAGGGCGGCAATACTAGCCATAAGTAACGTAGAACCTATACCCTCAGCTGGGTACCATAGCGTAGTTACTACGAATACCAGATGCCTACATATACCCTTAGCTGACTCTGGTGCAGTAAATCGAAGAGGCACCACTTTAGTAGTGAATTTCTTCGCTATTACTGGCATGATGGTAGAGAATATTTTAATACAAGATGTATTTGAACTAACTCCCACTTAAGGATAGTTTTATGAAACTAACTGACGACAGAACTAGGCGTATCTTTGGCATAGAAATATCTGGTCTACCGTATAGATACCATACACATTCAGGAAATCCCTTTACAACCTTTGACTTAGATAATGCTGGGGATATACCTTACGTAGACTCAGCCATGCTTTCTACTATAAGTGAGTATCAAGGTGATATAGAACTGTCTGGCGGTATAGGTAATTATCAGCAAATATCAGTAAATCTGTTAGTAGACAGAATGAGGGGTAGCGAGGTTGACCCAGGGGTTGTATTTGGGCGTATTCTTAGAAGTACTAATGTATGGAAGTCTAACCTGGTAGAAAATATAAGCAGGTCTGACGCTACTCCTACCATTACAGTAGACAGGGAGCCAGCTATAAATGGCGTAGCTTTGACTGTACCTTTCCCTATCTATATAGGATCTGAGACTTTCATTATAAACTCAGTAACTCCTAATGGCAATGTATATGACTTAGGGTGTATTCAGAGAATAGGACCAAGACAATCCCACCAAATACTACTGAATGGTACAGACGTACCTATAGCCTGCTCACAACCTCTATATTGGAGAGGTAGATACGTAGATATTTATGTAGCTACGCAAGACGAGAATGGGGTAGTAGAAAACAATCAAATACTACATAGGTGCATTATAGAGAGAAGTCCTGAAGTGGACTCAAAGCAAGTAGTATTATCGCTAGTACCTATCGTAGCATTGCTAGATAATAAGCTAACTTCTAAGACCAACGTAGCTAAGTTCGCTGAAAATCAGCACTGGTTTAAGTCTAAGCATAAGATATTTGAGATAGCTAGATGTGCATTTATGCCTAGGTCTTTAGACGGAGCTACGGAAACATACCCATTCCCTCAGCCTGACCAACAGAATAGACTACTACACTCGATAATAGGCTACTATATAAACGAAGATGTAGTAGATAAGTTGCTATCTAACTCCGATATTCAAGATAGAATAAACAGGGTTTTAGATCCGCTAGGGTACGGTAACCATATCGTAAGTACGCCAGACAATTTTACATCTATTTTCTGCCTAGACCTTAAGGCTTTTCTTAGCGGCGGTATTGGTAATTATGTATTTACTATGGATACCTGCTATTTAAGCTACTACGGACTATCTGGAGGTGGTGCTGGTGCCTTATCTCAGTTTGACTCAGCTATGGTAGACTCAATGGTATACTACCAAAGTGAGGGCGGTAGAAGGGCTGTATTTAGTATGAATGAGGTATGCTCAAATAATAGCGTAAAGACTACGACTAGGGTGTACCTAACTGACGGCGTAGAAGCTAATGCAGTGGAAATACAGACTGACGAATTAACTAGGTTTGGGGTATGCGACTTTTTTGATAACGCAGCTGAGAATGGCATAACTTTAAGCGACTCAGATGTTAGGCGTAGAGGAGAGAGTACTAGGTATAACTCAGTTACTAGCTCTTTTGTAAGGCAGGAGTATTCTGACCCTATTTACTACCCAGATAGCGGAGATTTAAGAGATATATTCTTTATGCGTACAAATGTCGTACCAGCTGCTGAGGGTAGGTATATGTCTGTTAAGAAGCTATCTGAAGTTAAAGGTATACCTACAGCCTGGTATGAGAAATATGAGGACTATATTTTATTAGAAGGAGACATAGATTTACCTCTTACAGACGAGGGAAGTTCTAGGATAGTAGTAATAGATACTGGTGTACGCAGGTTTCCTGTTAAGGTTACGCATAAAGAAGCTAAGGGAGATTACTGGTTAGTCTACTTAGATAAGTCTGATCCACTTACAGCCAATCTACCTACTATAAAGCAGTTCTTTGGAGATGACCCTATACAAGTCTACTATGGTTTAAGCATAGAGGATACTGATCCAGGCACTGCTATGCTCCAAATCCTGCACTCAGGCGGTGGGCAATTCGTAAATAATCAATACGATACTCAAGGTCAAGGCTTAAACTTCCCTACTTCGTTTGTAGATCAACAGTCTTTTCTAGATATATCCGCATCTAATCCTTTAAGTAGATGGAAATTTACGCTTAGGGACGCAGATATGACTGCTAGGGACTTACTTAAGGATATGCTTAGATCGCTAGGCTACGCTTTAGTGATGAAAAGATACGAAGGTGCTGCACCTAAACTTACAGTAGTACCTATAGGATTTGAGTACGGCACGGACGATTTAGTAGAAATAACTGACGATGATATTTTAGTAGACCCTAGACCTAATTTTAGTGTCTATGACGATGTAGTAACTCAGTATGACGTATACTATAACCATAATAAAGAAGAGCCAGATAATGCTATATACAATGACTACGCAGCTATAAATAGGCTAGGCGGAGAAACCCGTAGTATGGAATTACAACTACAAGGGATAGAGACAAACCAAATAGGCGGACCTACTAACACAGAAATCTACAACTACTTTGCTCCTAGCATAGGTAGACTACTCAAACTACATGGGTTTCCTGTTAGGTCATGGCAGTTCTCTATAGGTACTAATAAAGCATTGTTATTAGATGTAGGTAGCAGAGTCAAAGTTACTAGTCAATTCTTAAAAGGTAATGAAGACTCTTGGGGTATTACTAGCCAAGTAGGTATGGTTCGTACTATAAACATGGGAAATCAGTCGGCTAGTACTAGCTTAGAGGTTATTCATTACGGTTTTAAGACTGCTGTATGGAATGCAAGTATGAGGTGGCTTAGTTCTAATGGTTCACATACAGTTACCGTACAAAAAGACTACTATACTTCGGACGATATTTCACTATTTGAGGTAGGCGATTTTGTAAAGTACCATAATGCTATAACAGGGTCAGTTACCTCTCTTAAAATAGAGTCTATAGATACTGTACTAAATAGAATAACGTTCACTACTGTACATGGCATAGTCCAGGCTGGGTCTTTTGCACACTCTACCTACGCACTAAACGAAGGTAATACGGCATCCACCAGAGCTTTTATTGCTGATACCTCTTCAAGTCTCGGTGTATCTGGTGTAAGTGCGTACGAATATGAATAAATTTCTTGATTTTTTAGTGTATAAAATGCTTACATTAGGCTATTATGATATATATCTATTGGCTAATTCCCTTTAAGGAGAATTTATGAACAGGTTGCAACATCCAATCTCTCAAGGTGAATATTTTGGGGTTTTTGATGCGGTAAGTCAAGCTAGTACTGATTGGCTAAATCTACAATCACAGGATTTTAAGGACTCCCTAACAGGGGCTGCTTTACCTGCTGGTTTAGCTTTTGCTGATTTAACAGTACAGGCAGGACAGGTAGCTGGCCTACAGGCTGACTGCTATATTAAACTACGCTCAAGGACTGCTGTAAATGATGTCACCACTAACGAAATCAAAGTACTAGAAAGCTCTGGTTTTGGAATATACTGTGGAGGCTTTAAGAATGGCTCCGTAGCTACGATTGCCTATAAAAAAGCAGACGCAGGACAATCTTTACTCTTTACATGCTCTTTTACTAGAGCCACAATTTAACGAGGTGATTTATGACTATTAAAGTCTTTAAGACCCAAGATTTAGTACGTACAATTAATGGCGTAGAACCAGATGATTTTGAAGTAGCCTTAACTACCGATAATATCCCAGAAGCTGAAGTACCTACTAACCTGTATTATACCGATGCTAGAGCAAGAGCAAGCGTATCTGCTGACCCTGCTAGTGCTATCGTATATAATGACGAAACAGGTGTATTCAGTATTGACCCTGCTTTAGGTGCCGTTACTGGTATTAATGGCGAAACAGGTAATGTTACCCTAACTACAGGTGATATTGCTGAAGGTGAAGGTTCAAGCAATGGTGCTGAAGGTGGTAACAAGTGGTTTACTACTGCTAGAGCAAGAGAAAGTGTATCTGCTGGCAATCAAATGACATACACCGAATTAACTGGTGTTATTGACTTTGATGATACCGTAGAAGATCAAATTATTTCTAGTGTTGGCTTAACCGCTAATACCGGTGCATTGCCTGGCTATGCTAATAACAAGTATATTGCAGACGAAGATAGCTTAGTTACTGCCTTAGATAAAATTGACTTGCAGTTATTTACTACTCAAGGCGAAATTGATGCTGAGGAAACTGCCCGTGCAAATGCGGTAAACAATCTTCAAGGTCAAATCAACACTGAAAAAGGTCGTATTGATGCTATTTTAGCAGGTGTTGGGGCTGATTTAGATACCTTTGCAGAAGTAGTAGCACTTATCAATAGCGTAGACTTGACTAATGACAATGCTTTGGCTGCTGCTGTTGCCACACTACAAGGCAATATTGATGCTGAGGAAACTGCTCGTGAAAATGCTGATAATGCAATCAATACAATTATTGATGCTTTAGATACTTCAGTAGGTACTATTGATGGTGTAAAGGGTAATTACTCTGCAAATAACTACATCGCTAACGAAGATAGCCATCAAGTTGCTTTAGGTAAATTAGATGCCCAACTTAAGTTAGACCATGATGCAGTTGTATCTGCTCAGACTGATTTGGATGCCCTAGAATCTGCTTACTCTACCTACACTGGTAATGTATCTACTTCTATTGGAGATACTAATGGTGATGGCGTAAAGAATAACTACGCTAATCAGAATTATATCTTACATGCAGATGCTTTAGTAACTGCTATTTCTAAGTTAGATGCGCAGCTATTCTTAACCCAGACTGACTTAGATACAGCAGAAGGGGATATTGCTGCTCTTGATGGTCGTTTAGATACTGCTGAGTCTGATATTGATACCCTTCAAGCTGACTTAGCTACTGCTGAAGGTAAGATCAGTAACATGATTACTGCTAGTGGGTTTAATGTAGACGGTACTAAGCCTAACTTCACAAGTACAAATATCATCAATGCAGGGGATAGTCTATACACAGCTATTGACTCTATTGACGCTGCTTTGACTTCGCTATCTGTAAGAGAAGTAGTAACTACTATTGCAGTAGGTGCATTCCCTTATACTATCGCTGCCCCAGCTTCTGATAGTATTTTAGGTGCTGTATACTTAGCTAACAATGGTGCAAATGCAGTATCCGTAACTCTACCTACAGCTGATATTCAAGCTGGGTTTAAATTGACTATTAAGAGATTAGGTACAAACACAGTTACTATTAACCGTGCTGGTGCTGATACTATTGACGGTCAAACCTCTATTGATCTTATGAGTCAATACTCAAGTGTACTATTGGTTAATGATGGGTCTAACTGGCATATTATCTAACCTTAATTAAGTACCTGTCCCACCTTGTCCGCTAGTCTAGAAGTATAACTGGGTGCAATTCCCAGCGGTCAATTAACCAAAGAACGGAGATAAAGTATGAGTCACGGATTAGTCAATGCCAGAGCGGTAAAACCTATAAGTGCTATATTTACGATTAGTCATTCTACAGGTACTATTGCCAAAGCTAGCCCAAATACTACATTCTCGGTAGCAGCTATGGAGCAAGGAAGTACCAATGCGGCAGCCAATTATACAATAAGCAATGGCAGGGTATATCTCAATGAAGGGCTATACTATGCTGAGCTATATATAGGTACAGCTACCTCTGGGCTATCTACCTATAATTTTCAAATTTGGCTTAGAAAGAATGGAAGTACTCAATTAGGCGAAAAAGGTTGGGTAGGAAACTACATGGGGGATGCTACTGCAAGTATTTACGCTAGTGGGTGTTATTCCCAGGGTACTCAGGTTTCTTTTTATGCCAAAGACGGAGATTATATAGATATAGCTTGGGCTTGGCCTAACGTTTCTAACGGATCCTTAACCTACGATGCTGGTGCTTCTACCAGGTCTAGACTATTTTTACAGAAATGGAAATAAGATATGTCCTACTTAGCTAACAGTCCACACCCAGTTAGACAGGGTAATCTACAAAGCACCTTCCAAATGACCACAGAAGCACACTTTCAAAGCCAGACTTCTGAAGTACTTAAGCGAGATAATTGGTCTGATCAAGTACTTAGCTATAACGCTACTACGCATGGCATAAATAAGCTATACGGAGATAGACGCCACTACGCTGTTGATAGACCATTTATTCAGAGGGGTCTAAATAATACCTCTGGGTATGTGTACAACTACACTATTAAGTCAGGTAATGTAGATACAGATCCTAGGTTTGATGCGTATAATCCTGTTGATTTAGGCGATAACTTTTCACCCGTCACTCCATATAGAGGTATGGATTTCAGACCATCTACTGCTATGGATATAGGCACCGAGCTAACTTGCGGGTATAGAACAGAGTACTATCAATCTACCTATAACCCTGTACCACCTGCCACAACTACATATGCTATAAATAGATCCACTATGACAGTACTTATGCTAACGGAGGCTACCTAAAATGTCCTATAATCCTCAAATTTTATCTGATCAAAAAATATCTCAATGGGAATTAGCCGATGCCTCTCTAGGGGCTGTACCTAATGCTGCTCTTAACTTTAAGACACTTGATACTTTCCTCATTAGGGATGGTGGTATAAATGCTAGTCCAGGTGTTTTCCATCAAAATATCAATACTTTCTTTGTAGCTGGGTTACCTCATATAGTTAGAGCTAGAGGTACACTGGAATGTGGTAATGCTGAAACTGCTAATGGTATGGATTTCTATTTTAGGTTCTATAATGTCACAGATGCTACTTATGTAGGTAAGATGGGTATGTGGCACGAAGAAAGAAGTAAGAGCTTTAACTCTGGGTTTGGGGGTCCTGGTAACTTACGCAGCTATGGCGGTGAGGAAACTATGGCTATATGTATACCAGGTAAGCAATATCAACTACACTATATAACTTCAAACGTTGTTAGAACGTTAAAATACGCAACTATCACTGCTATGAGCTTGGAATAGGAGATTAAAATGGCTTCAAGAAGAAAACTTAATACTGATAGCGACAAAGCTAACTTACAAAGAATAGACCTACCTACAGAAGTAGAGGATGTATCTGAGCTTGAGACAGACCCACCAGAACCAGTTAAGCCTGTTGTAGTTAATGAGAAGCATGACGAACAAGTAACTAAGAATTTTAATTTAAAAGAATTGGAATTTTCAGATGCTATTCCTGACGATTTAGTAGATAATGCAAGAATGCTGCTAAAAGAGATGCAAAAACTTAGGGACTTCTTAGGTAACCACAAGATAGTCATTATATCTGGATACCGTAGTCCTGCTAGGAATACTCAGGTGGGTGGTGCTACCGACTCTCAGCACCTATATGCTAGGGCTTGTGACTTTAAAGTTGAAGGTATGCGTATAGAACTTGTAGCTGACAGGCTTAGGGAGCTAATCTACAGGGGTGGTATGTCTGATGGCGGAGTAGGGGTATACCCTGACTTTATACACTACGATATTCGTACTAAATTCGGTAAGCCTAAAGCTCGCTGGAAAGGATAGCTATCTATGAACTCAGATCAATACATTACCGTAGGCGGTATTTTAGCAGTGCTAAGCGTTGTTTACCCTATGTGGAAAGACAGTAAAGACCAAGAAAAACGTGTATCTACATTAGAGAACGAAGTTAAATTTTTGACTAGCGGACTAAACCAGAGTATGTCAAATGTAGAGAAGATTGAGACTAGACTCGAAGGTAAAATAACTAACTTAGAGGCTGATATGGCTAGAGTGTTAGTAGCGTTAGCCAGAATAGAAGCCAAATTAGAAGAAAGAGGCAGAGATAAATGAGCAATTTCCCAGACTTAGCCACGTATGCAAGGATAGCTAATGAGGTGGCTAGCTTACTTCAAATTAAGAACGTAGCCTATGGTAACGCATTTGATAAGACTACAGCTATTTTAGAGTTATTGTACCCTAATGGCATACCCAAAGAGTGCTTTAGAGACGTACATGTTATAGTTAGAGTACTGGATAAGCTAAGTAGGATAGCTCAAAATAATGACCCTCTGGGTGAAAGTCCTTGGCAGGATATAACTGGGTATTCAATATTAGCCCAAACTGCTCAATTAAAGGATAAACACGATGAAAAGCAACGTATAGCTAAGTCCTGTATCGATGCTAGCAATAGATACTACGAAGAAACTAAAGCTACTTTAAAAGTTGAGACTAAAGATGGCAAGTAGAGGCAGAGGAGCTAGGGTTAAGGGGGCTAGTTTTGAAAGAGAAATAGCTAAGCTGCTAGCAGAAAAGACAGGTCTCGACGCTAAACGAGGCTTAGGCCAGGCTAGGCTTGGCGGATCTGAGGTAGCAGATGTAGAAATAGATCACATACACATAGAGGCTAAGCGTCAGATTAAATGCAATATAAAGGCAGCTATGAAGCAAGCTATAAACGACTCTACAAATAAGAAAAAGCCGCCAGTAGTTATTACTAAAGACGACTTTGAGCCTATTTTGGTTACTATGTTATTTGATGATTGGGTAGCGTTTTTTAATAGTTACTTAGCTACACACAAAATACCGTCTGAAGAATAAGCGAAGATACTGCTGTATTCCTCTTCGTTAGGCTTACTTACTTCGATTATATTAAATTCGTGGTCTTCTAGTACTTCGATTTCACAGATACCGTCACAGTAGGTTTCTGCTTTATATGCTCTAGTACTACGATTAGCTGCTTGGGTTTCTAACTTATCTGCTTTGCTATCTACGTCAAATCCGATTTCAGACATAAACTGGTTACAGTTCCAACCGCTTATAACTAGTGTATAGTTAGCTTTCTTAGGACCTGTGGCTACGACTTCGCCATTCTTAACCCAGTTATATGTACCAGCTTCTGATCTAAGAGAGATACTAGACACAATACCGAAGTGCATAAGCAACTTTTGTACGGTTTCTAGTCTTGGCAAGTTGCTTTGATTAAGAGAAATAGAGTATTGAGCTACACTACCATCAGCAGAGAATAAGCCACGTAGATAGCCACGTACAGTTTCTACAGGCATAGTGAACATATCTGCATCTATCTCTTCTTTTGTGGTATATCTCTTGGGCATAAGTGCTACAGGGATGTTAACAGTAGCTGTCTTTGTACCAGTTGGGCTACCGTTATTGGTCTGGACGCCTACAGATACACCGCCAAATAACTCAGCGAACTTATAAGCTAAAGGAATATCGGTATGACAGAAGTAAAGTAAGTACTGGGTTTGTCTAGGTGACTTCTTAATAGTACCATCACCGATTAACCAACCTAGTACTCTACCCATGTTAAACTGGCGATCAAGTAGACTAGCACCTTCTTCTACATCTGTAGACATAGTATAGGCATCCTCTTCGCTATAAGCCATAGCCATAGCAGAAGTTAAATAAGCACAGTCGTCTAGGGTCAATTCTTTAGCCTGCTTTACGCCTCTAGGGGTAACGACATACTGATCTTGATGTAAGGTAGTACGATAGCCCTTATCTGTTGTAATTGCGATAGCTCTTCTAGTATTAAGACCTTCGTGGAAGAACCCGACTAGGCTACTTTGTGAACTGGTTACGATAGCATGGCTTGGTTCGCTATCTGGATTTAAGGCAAAGCGGGTATCAGCTACGAGTAAGTCGTCTACTTTGATGTTTTCTGCTTTAATAGCGCCTCTTGAGGTATATAATCTGCTGCCTACAGCTGCGTTAATGACTGACATAATAGTCTCCGTATTTGTTTGTTTTCGGTGGTTAATTCCACTTACTATATAATTATACTAATACAGATTATATGTCAAGTATTTAATGCTAAATTTTATATATTTTTTTTAAATTATTCTTATATGCGTAGCTAAGTATTATTTATCTTTGTCTTAGTGCGGATCCTGCTGCTGGGAAGGCTACTGTATTGATGCGGTCTAAGTGGTACATTGGGTTATACTCTACTGCTTTACCGTCTACTATGAACTGGTAGCCTCTAAGTTGACCTTTACGTACTCTATCAATTCGTACACTAGACCCATCTACTGCCATGTTTTGAGAGTTAAACGACTCTACCCAAGCGCTAAACTTCTGATTTTGTAGCTTAACTTTCTTTACGTCGTTAAACCAGGTCTGAATGTCGTCGAGTTTAAAGAAGCCAGTCTTCTCTCCTAAGCAGCTATAATCACTGCCGTATACATAAGTCCAGAGTAAGTTGTCGATAGACTCGTCGCCGCCATGTAGTTGGTATTCGTCCATACGTTCTCTAACAACTTCTATGTCGTCTGAGTGCATATCAAATCGTTCTGCTTTAACCATAGGTAAGTCTTCGTCGATTAAACCTATCGCATTCATTTGTGGATAGCTTCTTAAGCGGTCTGACTTAGCCCATACGTTGCCTTTAGAGGTGATAACTTCTGCAGGAATATCTTCGCCTAGACATACACGAGAAAAGGCCTCGCCTATAGCTAAAGAGATAAGTAATTGAGCGTCTGTAGAAGAGTGGTTGATAAATCCGTTGTTACCCTTGGAGTCTACTGGTCTTCTTACTTTAGAAGTCAAATCGCCTCTACTTAACAATTGACATACGTAGAAACCTTCGCTGTCTTGTCTATCTAAGTCTACGATAAGATTACGTCTATTACCGCCAGTTAAGTCGTTAACGATATGTCTGTGATTACTGGTAGCCATTTGGATATAGGTTCTGTTTACAGTAATAGCAGAGTTTGAATACTTTGGGGTATAGGTGTCTGAGGTTCTGGAGATGTCTCTTTTCTTAGCACCTTCTTCTTTTAGGTTATTCTTAGACATTTCGTCTTGAAGTACGATTAGCTTACTTAAAGAGTTAATGATGTACTCTTTGTTGTCTTCCGCTACGGAGCTATCTACTACATAGCATAGGCTACTGAAAACCTGGTTAGCTTTAGCTTCGTGTACGCCAACTCCAAACAAGGCAGACAAGATAGCTTTAGGTAATTCAGTCTTACCAGTACCACCAGCATTACCCAAGAATATAAATAATGACTCTAACTTCTCGGGGTTATTGAATGCCATAGCTCTAGCAACTAAAGACTTGATTAAACTAGCACCCTTAGCACCGTATTCTAAGTAAGCTGCTTTAGTATCGTCATTAAGTGTAGGGTCGATACCTAATACAACAGGTAGCCAGTTTTCTAAGTATCTGTCTGTGCCTAATATTTGAATACCCTTGTTTTGCTTATAGTGGCTATGTCTGCCACGTAATGCTTCTACTACCTTGTTTACGTGGTACATATTAAACTTAGTTCTAGCGCAGCCTCGTATTGGGTTTAGAATGAAGTTAATCACAGACTCTTTAGAGGTATTATTCTTTAAGCTATGGTTACGAATTAAGTAAGAAGTCAACGCACAAAAATCACCTTCGTTCATCCATTTATACGCCCAGATATTGCGTTTAAAAGATGTAGCCCCGTCGTTATCTAAAATATCAGCAAACTTAGGGTGTATACAGACTTCGTTAGACATTACATCGAAATACATAATCTGCTGTAAGAGTGTGTCTGATAGAAGTATTCTCTCGCCTATAGCTAAGTTTAAAGTTCTAGCCTTCTCTTCATCGTCAGACTTAGTTACTCTACTTACTTTAGGAGCTTCCCATACGTTACCTGTAAAGGGGTGCTTACCAGTAGCGTTACCGCAAGAGATAGTAGCGTAGTAATGCCATACACCGCTTAATGATCTAACTAAGTCAGAATACTTGTTATTACAAGAGAGGTAGCTTAATACATCGTCGGGCAAGTCTTTATGCCAGCCAGATAAGAATGTAGACATGTGAATAGCGCCATAGTCTTTTCTACTGGTACTTCTTGAATAGTTATTAGTTAAAAATTCTTCTTCTTTACCGTCAGAACCTAAACTGCTTGATACCTCGATAGCTAAGTCTTTAAAACGATCATCGTTATATTGCAATGCTAGCTTACCGTATTGATCGATTAAACCTCTCCAGGACTCGTATTCTGGTCTTACGCCTTGCCCTACTAAGTACGCTACTAATTTACAGTCCTTAGCGGTGTTATATAGATGATCTACATACTCTTGGCTGGTGGTATCGGTTTCAATCCAGGTAGTCTTAGCTAACTTAGTCGCTACAGCTGGTCTAACGTTGCTTGGCGCTGCTTGGCTTTGTACCTTCTGGATATAAGAGTGGATGTTAGCTACGAAGTTCCAGTTATCGTTAATATGTACTTCTGTGCTGCGTAAGTCTGCTGTAGAACGAACTACTTTAGGAAGTCTGCTTAGACCTACGGAGTTAGTAGCGCTGTTACCAGAGGCATCGAATTTACAATCCCAGCCATTGCCTTGTGGGAAATAAGCTAATAAAGGGGCTAATTCTGCGTCTACAAACGCGTCTACAGCCATTTTGTGGACTTTGTTATTAACTAGAGGAATATAATCGTCTGCTTGTACTTTAGAAACGCCTTCCCAGAATACTTGCACGGGGTTAGCTCTGATTACGAAGCGATATCCTGAATTAGTTCTAAACCAAGCATAGCAATTCTTTGTAGCGTATACTTCGTTAATGCCTTGTTCCATACGTGCGATAACATCTGTGGGTAATTGAGCGAAAGGTACTTTCTTACCATCTTTCTTAATATCTAAATCAGCAAGCACATATAAAGAGAAGTAGTACACTTTTCTATCGGTCTTAGCCCCGCCTTTAAAAGATGCTTCGCTAACTCTACCATTATAAACTACAGCTAATTCTCTCAAATCGAAGTTTTCGTCGTCATCGTGTCCAGTTACAATAGTTAAGCCTGGTTGCTGTAAGAAGTCTCCATTATATTCGTATGTAAGCCTGTCAGACATAGTTTCGAGCATAATATCGCGTCTAAAACAAGCACTGCTGAAAGGTTCGGTAAACAAGAAGCCTTCCTTAGCTGCTGCGCCTTGAAGGTCGCGTACTAAAGAGGTGGCTGGGAGCATTAAAGGGCTGCGTACAACTTCGAGTGCGTCTTGTAAGGTTAATTGTGCGTTTGACATGGCACTATCTCCTGAATGTTTGTTATTCATGGTAAGCATTTATTTGCTACTCCTATATTATAAGGCTTATTTAAAAAAAGCAAGCAAAATAATCATTATCTTTTAATTTATTTTGATGGTAGACTAAGTCTGCTAAATCCAGGTCAATAAATCAAGCTAAAAAATCAAGACTACATAAGTAAGAATAGATATACACGCAGCTAACTAATTTAGATAGTAGACCGTTTTTTTAACGAGACGGTCACAACTCGCAACAAACACTGCGGACGTCACTCCGCTGGAGATATTAGATAGAGTCCAATTTCGCCGGAGAGGGATGGACAACCTCAGGAGAACGCATGGCGGTACGCACCGGCAGAGTTAAGTAGTTTATATTCGGTTTTTCTCTATGCACTTACTATTGTAATACAGATTATTGTAATAAGTCAAGCAGTTCGATTAAATGTTTCTTGCGATATTTAGCCCTAGTCCAGGCCTTGCTTAGGGGTCGAGCTAAGTGCTTAGTGTCTTCTATCGCTTGTAGGTCAATAGATCTACATAGGGCAGCAAGTCTATCCAGGTCAAACCCTTTCTTAATCGCAGCTTGTTTTAGGTCGTATGGTATAGGGAATATTGTAGCGCCGTCTAGCATCGCTTAGCCTTTCGTATATGGTTTACTTAATTATAAGGCTGTCAAATAA